TATACTCTTCATTCTTAATATAATTAACCACGATCATCCCATCCTTAAAACTCTTAAACTCACTATTGTATGGTAAATCTAAATCCCAATAAGCAAAATAAGGATTAGTAACGCTAATAGCATTACCAAGAAACATAACTTGTACATCCCTTAACCTCCCAACTGTTTCAATTAAATCCAACATCAAATTAACTTCATTCTTCAAATACTTATACAACCCACCATCATCGATCAAAAACTCATCAAACACAATAGTCTTAACCAACGGAAAGGCCGTAGATTTCAAAATATTAGCAGTGGACAACGGCACAGCATACCCACAAACCTTGCCATTACAAAGAAAGGTAGTAAGCATCTTACTCTTCTTAACTTCCAACTCATAATCTTCAAAATATCCATTACTCTGCAAATCACTCCAAAAAGTAGCCAGAGCCGAATCCAGCTCTGTCTTGTACCTTCTAATATAAATAAACTGTTCACCAGTCTTCAAGAATTTCTTTAATACTGCCACCTTAGCATTAAATGTTTTACCAACACCACGCTCACCAATCACGAACAGCAGCAACGCTTTACTATAGCTAAATAATTTATCAAAGTTGTAATATAAACTCATAACCTTTCATCCTAAGGGTGAGGACGGAGCATTTACAGTAATTAAGCACTATTATTCAAATAGACATGGTTGTGGCAGCCTCTTCAGCTGGAATGAACCCACTTGGCCATTACTTAATCTTAACTGGAAAGTCCATCCTCAAGGTAATACTGCATTCGGCCTTTAAGCCTTCTGCATCTTAATTATATCATACTTATCCACATGTGGAAAACTTGTGTCCAATTTTGAGAACAAAAAGTCTTGCATTTTCCAAAATTATCATTTACAATGAAATTACAAAACTTAATTAAGGAGAGTAATACGGCATGTAAATATAAGCTAAAGTATAAACTACCATCAAAATTAAATTTTATTAAAATAAGGAGAAATTCAAAATGAGAAAATCAGCAGTAATCATGACAAAGACTTGGAATAAGGATCTTAACAAAGGTGATAAGATTGAAGGTGTTTATACCAAGAAGGAAATCTTTGAAGGTAAGTACGGTGAAACAGCCAAGTACATCATCAATGTAAATGGTGAGAACTTTGGTGTGTTCTCCTCTGCATCTCTTGACAGGCAGTTCAAGAACATTCCAGAAGGGTCTTATGTGTGGATTGAGTACAATGGTGAAGTTACTTCAAAGAATGGTCGTCCAGTCAAAGAATACATCGTTGACTACGATGATGACTTTGAGGCTTAAATAAACATAATACGGTGGTAGTGGTATCGCCGACTGCTACCACCATCCATAGGAGGTAAAATGGCAAGTAGATTTGATCCAGATTTCAACGCTGAGATTAGAAGGGTTGTGAAGAACTTCAATCAAAAGCGAAATCGAGCCTATAGAAAAGGTTTCTCGTATCTTCCAAATAGACAATATGTATCTTATATTAAGCAGAATTTAGGAACTAAATCAGAGATTGAAAAATACCTTAATACCCTAAAGAAATTTAATAATATGGGTGATTCAGCTTTAGATATTATTGAAACTAGAATGGGTGGCCGTATTTCTAGGTATAATTTAATGTTTCTAAAAGAAAATTTGGAAGATACTAAAGACTTTTTTGACAGACAGATTGAAGAAGCCAAGAATCTCTTTTATGAGGATCAGTATTCTATTGCTAGAAGGGATTATCTTTTTAACCTTCAGCAGAAGCGAGCCTATCTTAACAAAGATATTATGGATTTGAATCAGTCTGGTATTAGAACTTTTGAGAAGTACACTAGGCAAGCACTTAACAATAATCGTAACATGCTAGCTTCCTATAAAGGCTTTCTATCAGCTGTAGATATTGCGATGAGGCAAGCAGGTTACGATGAAAAGACTATTTCAAACTTTTATTCTAAACTTGGCGATTTAACTCCTGCACAATTCGTGAAGATGTACCGTTCTAGTGATTTAATTGCTCGTGTCTATGAGTTAATTGATTCTCCTACACATGGTAAAGCCGAAATGAATCTAAAAGCAGATGATGCAAGATTACTATTAGATAAACTTGTAAAGGATTTTGATGTAATGAAAAAAGAAGCAATAGACAAAACAGATGATAAACCAATTGAAGTAGAAGATCAGACACCATTAGATATTACAAAGACAAAAGAAGGCAAACTGAAGAAATCTATGATGACACCAAAGCAGTACGAAGATTTAATTGCACTAGGCTGGGATGATCTTGTAGATGAAAATGAATAAATGCTGGTCTGCAGACTTTGAAACAACTACAGATCCTAATGATTGCAGAGTATGGGCATATTCACTATGTAATGTAGAGAATCCAGATGAATTCTTATACGGTAACTCTATAGAAGACTTTCTAGAGTGGTGCTGCGAATCTGATGACAATTATACTCTATATTTCTTCAATCTCAAATTTGATGGCTCTTTCATTATTTCTAAATTACTGGAACTTGGATTTACTCATATTGAAGATCCAAAGGATAAAGGCGAAGGATTAACCTTTACCACGCTTATAACAGATATGGGGCAGTTCTATGCAATTGAGATATTCTTTGAAGTTAAAGGCCATAAGACAAATAAAGTACGCATTCTAGATGCTGCCAAGATATTTCCTAACTTCTCTGTAGAAAGGCTAGCGAAGAGTTTTGGCCTCCCAATTTCAAAACTAGAGCTAGACTATCACGCATATAGGGAGGAAGGACATATTTTAACCCAAGAAGAAATAGGCTATATTAGGAACGATGTAGAGATTGTGGCAAGAGCGTTGAAAGAAATGTTTAATAGTGGACTAGACAAGATGACTATAGCCTCTGATGCTATGAATTACTTTAAGAAGAACTTTGATAAGTTTGATAAATACTTTCCAATCCTAAGCCCTGAAATAGATGCAGATATTAGGATGAGTTATAGAGGTGGATTTACTTACGCATCAGATAAATATACTGAACAAGAGATGGGTAAAGGGTGTGTTCTGGATGTTAATTCTCTTTACCCTTCCTGCATGAAGAAACCGATGCCTTATGGAATGCCTAAATTCTTTGAGGGTGAATATGAAGAGGATATAGATTATCCACTATATATTATTACCTTTACTTGTAAATTTAAGGTAAAACCAGATAAGATACCATGTATCCAGCTCAAGAATAATATGAGTTTTATTCCTAATATGTATCTTAAGTCTTCAGATGATGAACAGGTAACACTAACCTTAACCTCAGTGGATTATGAACTATTCAAGGATCAGTACGATTTCTGGGATGTAGTCTATCACGGTGGATGGAAATTTAAGCAGGCCGAAGGTCTTTTTGATAACTACATCAACCACTGGATGGAAGAAAAAATAACAGCAGGAAAGGAGGGAAATAAGGGAAAGAGGCAGATAGCAAAATTGATGCTTAATTCCCTTTATTAAGGAAGGTTCGGTCTTTCTACAAAGTGTGGCAAGAAGACAGTTTCTCTAGATGAGGAAGGTATTCTAAGATTTATAGATTTGCCAGAGGAAACTAGAAAGGGGTGTTATATTCCTGCAGCTTGCTTTATCACAGCATATGGGAGGGATAAAACGATTAGGACTTCTCAGGCCATCCGTGATTACACAACGAAGAAGTATGGTAAAGATGGTTATTTCTATAGCGATACTGACTCAATTCACAGCAGTTTAACAGATGAAGACTTGGAGGAACTCAAAGATATTCTAGATATAGATGACTACAAACTAGGAGCATGGGCTAAGGAAGCAGAGTTCACTAGAGCAATCTATATTCGCCAGAAATGTTACATTGAAGAGATAGAAGGCACGGTGTCTGTAACGGTAGCAGGGCTACCAGATTATCTAGCTGCTACCATTAATTTTGATAACTTCAAGCGTGGGTTTTCCACAGGCAAGATGACACATGAAGACTTAATCAAACTGGCTATGGAAAATGGAGCAACTGAAGAAGAGATTAAGAAGGTACATCATAAACTAACCTTTACATATGTTAAGGGAGGTGTAATCCTCACAGATACAGGCTTTACTATCAATTAAGATAACCCCATATTTCAGGGGTTTTCTTTTAATTCAAATGTACTTCAAAAGTCTTAAACTTGGTGATGGCTACAACATACTCTAAGAGATCATCGTAGATGCCAAAACCCTTAACTACTGTTAAATGGTTAGATGTAGTGATTCTAACCCCAGCTGTGTTCTTAATACTTTTGAGAGTTTCAATTTCTTGGTCTGTTAAACCAATGCAATATGCTACGAGCTTCACGATAATCACCACACTTTCCTATACTCGTTATTACTATTATATGATATAATTGTTGCTAGATAGTTGCTTTCGTAAAACAATCTCGGAATTACAGCCCGTAATCGCTGTTAAATAATCCACTGATTAAATGCCTTATCACTACGAGGCATTTTTTCTTGTGGAAAACTCTGTGGAAAACTTTTACAATTTCTTTTGAAAAAGCTATTGACAATTCAACATTAGCACTATATAATAGAGATATAACAACTTAACAAAGGAGAATATATGACAATCAAGGATGAAATTGTACATATAGAAAATCAAACCAAAACAATAAAACAAATTAAAGAATCTATCATAGAAGATCTGAAGAATTTGGAGGTATAAGATGAAGGTACAGGTGCGTGAAATTAATACCTACGATCTAATTAAAGTAAATTTTCTAGGTAAAGAATTAGAGCTAGCTCATAAGGATTACGAAAAGAGAAAAGATGAGATTATAAGCAAACTATTTACTATCTGGAAAAACGATGAGATTCCATCGGTTTACCGTGAATGGATTAAACAAGTAGCAAGATTTATTAACGAAGGAGAAAAATAAATGAGTGGAACTAAAATTGGAGGCATGAAAGCTGCATATACTAATAGACTAATTCATGGTATAGACTTCTATGCTCGTATCGGAGCAATGGGTGGTAGGAACGGCCACACAGGAGGCTTTAACAGCGATAAAAAGGGTGCAGATGGCCTGACTGGGCGAGAAAGAGCAAGAATTGCTGGCCGTATTGGTGGAAAGAAATCTAGGAGAGTTAAGAAGGTTTGTAACACTGAATATTTACATAAATATGATGATATAGCAGGATTGATAAAAGATGAATAAAATCCACGACATCCAACTCGGCCAACTCAAAGGCACACTCTATAAATCAGGTGATGGGTATACTTATAAAATTAGAAAAGGAAATGTAGTGATCGCAAGACAATACACTTATATGTTTGATAAGGTAGCCTGCAACAATAAAATGATAGACAATATGAAAATCATCGCAGAATTAAATAAATCACTATTTGACTTAGACAAAATATGATATAATCAAGTTGAGGATTTGTTCCTCCATTTCAAGCATAATAAAGATCTTCCGTAAATAAGTCTTTATATGAAAATACCACTCACTCACCAGTGGTATTTTTGTTGTGGTATAATGGTCTTATGGATAGTAATATAATAGTGGCATTAATTACTCTCAGTGGAACACTAATTGTAGCCATTATTGGTCTTATCGTGAGGATTCGTTCAGAATCTGTGAAGAATGCAATCCGTGAACAGGAGCAGAAGGATTTATTTAATCAGTTATTTGTTAAAATGGATGGTATTGAGAAGAGATTAGATGAACACAATCATTACGCAGAGAAGATTGGTGATATTAGAATTGATTTGAGTAAGATGCAAAAGGATATAGAATATCTACGGAAGGAGAAATAATGAATGATTTTATCAAACTAATGGATAGTTACATCGGCAAATTCGTATGCAGCGATGGTGGTATCTATAGAGGCCAATGCCCTCAGTGGATTCGTGAAATTATCCAGATCGTAGGCTGTGCATGGCCTGGCAAGACTGGTAATGGAAACCAAGTATTAGACACTATGTGTAATGAATATGGTGGCTATTGGGGTAAACCGAAATATGATTATCGCCTTTGTTCTGCAGACAATAAGTATGATAAAAACGGCCACTGCTGGCTAGAACTTAAGATTGGTGATAAATGGTACAGATACGAACAGAATGTAAATAACAGTGGTGCTAAATCTAAAGACTACGGCTGTGGTACTGTTTACTCAGTTACGAAGACAGACAAGGAACTGCCTGCTTATTTATATAATATTAAATATGCTGGCCATCCTTCTGTAGATTACTATATTGAGGTATATAATAAGAAAGGGAATGATACTTCATCATACCCAGATTGGTTTAAGAAATTTACCGAAGATTTAGGTAAATATATTGCAAATTATTGCAAGAAAGGATAATTATGGCTAAGAAGAAAAATACGATGAAGAAATATATTATAGATGTAATAGAGCGTGTAATCTGTACTTTTGCAGAAACTCTGCTTGGTGTAATCGGTGCATCTACTACTTTTGGAGAAGTGAACTGGGGACTAGCCTTTTCAGCTGCTGGGCTAGCATCTCTCGTAACAGTTCTGAAGTGTTTAGCAGCATTGAAAACTGGGGATGCTAAAACGGCATCCCTAGTGGATTAAGGATTATGTACGATTTCTCTACATTTGATAATTTTATTGCCTCTACCTATGGCCAAGCAATTGGACAGGGCGAGTGTTGGGATTATGTAAATCTTCTCTGGAATTATCTAGGTAGCAGATATTATACATATCCACCAAGTGATCCATCCTCTACTAATCACGGTGTTAAATGGGGGTGGATTAACACAGAAGCCAGAGCTGCTAACACCATCACTCATTTGACACAAGTGATAAATCTTAATGATGTTAAAAGAGGTGATATTGTGGTCTGGGGTTATGGTGAATATGGCCATGCTGGTTTTGCCTCTACAGCTTATGATGGTAGTGGGTATCTAGAAACCTTTTCCCAGAATTACTCAGGTCGCTATGTAACAATAGATAACATTTCTACCACTACATTTCTTGGTGCTTGGCGATACGATGCTTGGTACACACCACCAGTTCCACCAACTCCAACTACCACTAAAAGGAAGAAATATCCTTGGGTACTTTATGCAAATAAATTACGCAATAAATCAAATATGATATAATAAAAGTATGGATGATAATAAGATTTTAGAGCTAACTAGCAAAATAGAATCTACTTTAGGTGCAGAGAATTTCGCCACCATATCAGATACGATTGGCGAGATTTTGACAGGCAATACATTAAATATGCAAGCCCTTGCTGATCGTGATAAAGAAATTGATACTCTTAAAGATAAGAACGAAAAACTAGTTACAGCCAACGGTGCTTTACTCCAAAAGATTCCTGTGGGCAGAACCGAACAGCCTAAAGAAAAGGCTGAGGAGAAGCCGAAAGAAATCAGTTGGGATAGCATTGTAGATAAGAACGGCAACTTTCTTAAATAATCATCCTATTTATTAATTTTAATGAAAGGATAATCATGTATCCATCAACTGGACTTCAGAACGCTTTGAACAAGATGCGTGAGATGTCTGTGGAAAGTAATTCTATTTTCCATCAGTATGTGCCACTTGTAACTGATTCTACTACTATCGGTGCATACGGTCTTCCAATTCTTGATCCAGCGAACACTGCAGTTTTGAATGACTTTGTGGCTCTCCTCAAGAAAGTTATTTTCACTGCTGTTTATAATAAAACCTTTAACAATCCTCTAGCTTCCCTCGAAGGCGAGAACATGCCTCTTGGCCAGTTCATTGAGGATGTTTATGTAAATCCTGCTAAAGGCCGTGGCTTCAATGTTAATGACTTTGCAGGTCTTCTTCAGAAGTATGAGGCACAGGTTGCTACCCAGTATCTAACTGTTACTGATGATGTTCAATTCCCTGTTACCATCACTCGTGAGAAGATTCGCAACGCATTCACTTCTTGGGCTAACCTTGAAGGATTCGTAGCTGGTGTTGTAAACTCCCTCTACAATGGTGCATACATTCGCCGTTATGAAACCACTAAGGGTCTTGTGCTTGCAGCTTACAAAGGCAATAACATTCAGTATGAAACGGTTTCTGCTGTTTCTGATGAGGCTACTGCTAAAGCTCTCGTTGAAAAGATTCGTGCAACATTTAGCAAAATGCAGATTCCTTCTACCAAGTACAATGCTTGGAACAAGGTAAAAGGTGGTGAACTCACCCTTAAGACTTGGAGCGATCCACAGGATATCGTGGTTCTCATCTCTGCTGATGTAGATGCTAAGGTTTCTGTACAGAGCCTTGCTTATGCCTTCAATATGTCTGAGGCTGATTTCATCGCTCGCAAGATTGTTGTTGATGACTTCACTCAGTACAACGAAGATGGCACTGTAGCTGTTGATGGTTCTGCCATTCAGTGTGTTATCTGCGATAGGGCTTGGTTCAAGATTAAAACTCAAGACTTCGCTATGGATGAGTTTTATAACGCTAATAATCGCTGTTGGACTTACTACTTAAATGACACTCGCATGGTGAACTACTCACTCTTTGCCAACGCTGTTGCATTTGTAACTTCAGCTCCATCCATTGATGCAACTGATCTTGATCTTGCTAAAAGCTCAATCTCACTTGAGGCTGGCACGACTGGTAAGGTCTTGATTGATCTCACTCCAGCTAATGCAACTTCTACTATTACTGTATCCAGCTCTGCTTCTACCTATGCAACTGGTGCTATCTCTGGTCGCTATCTTGTAATTACTGCTAAGGAAGCTGGCTCTGCCACCCTTACCGTAACTGCAAACGGCCACAGTGATACTATCTCAGTAACTGTTACTGCTGCATCTGAATAAATTTAATTAAGGGTATCCCTCTTCGGAGGGGTATCCTCCTTAGGTATGAAAATATTTTCTCATTTATCCAAAGAATATAAAGAATATTGCAAGAAATTCAATATCGTGCCAGACAATGGTGCTTATTACTATTCTAAAGAATTAGTGGAGAATATTGTTCCTAATATTAAAACTAAGAGAGATTGGGTTCTCGTGAATATACCAGGCAATTGCTACGACAAGGCAATTGTTTTTATTCATAACAATAAAAATCCTGAACGCTATTGGTGGCTAGGTCAGTATAAGGATTTGATACTGGTGTGTTCTAATGTTAAAACCTTAGAATTCATGATTGAATTATTCCCTAAGTTTCATATCATTTTAATTCCTCTTAGTATTGATACAGAGTATGTTAGTCAGTTCAAGGCCAAAAGAAAAACCAAGAACACTGCATATTATGGTAGACTAGAGAAATGTCCAAAAAATATTCTTAAGAATAATGCAATCACCAAGATTTATGGTAAAGACAGAGAAAAGAATCTCCAAGAAGTTGCTAAATACAAAAATGTTTATAGCATTGGTAGATGCCAATTGGAGGCGAAATGTCTTGGCTGTAATGTAATCTCGCACAAAGGCGAGTATAATAATATTTATTGGAATATGCTAGATAATAGAGAAATCATACCTGAGTTACAAAGATTATTAAATGAAATAGATGGAGTAAAAGAATGAGTGTAATTGCACCAAATTCTGATGTAATACTATTGAAAGTTCCACTAGAAATGAGTGAGGATCATCAGTTGACTTTTGCCAATGCAACAGCTCAATATAATTACTTCAATGGCCTACCTGCTGCTAGCAAGAAAGCATTTGATAAATTTACATACCAAAGAAAAGACAATGCCATAAGATTGCCAGAACTTATTGATAATCTATATGGATTTAATTATGTAATGTATCGTAATACTAACTATTCATCAAAATGGTTTTATGCATATATTACAGATCTAGAGTATGTAAATGATAGTGTAACTCTTGCTAAAATCAAAACTGATGTTTGGCAGACATGGCAATTTAATTTAACTTACTTTAGCTGTTTTGTAGAGCGAGAGCATGTTAATAATGATACTGTTGGTTTGCACACTGTTCCTGAAGATGTGGAGCTTGGCGAATATGTTAAAAACTCTAATGTAACAACTCCTGTAATTGGAAAATTCACCAATTTCCTATATGCTGTTGGTGTAAGTGAAATAGTTGGCACTATTACTGATAGTAACGATCAAGAAGTTACACCGGCTTCTAGTATTAATGGTATGCCACAAGGTTTATATTACATCTTTACAGATAGTGTAGATGGAATACAGGGTATTGTTGATATTTATGATGATGCTGGTAAGTCTGAAGCTATTTATACTATGTTTATCTTTCCAAAAGATTTACTACTTGCCCCAGGTTCAACTTATCACTATAAAGCAGCAAAATGGAACTATACAGGTAGTTCAGGTACAATAATTTCAATTCTAACAGGTCTTTATGTGCCAACCAGTTCTTCTTCTGTAACAACATTAGTAACTGGCAGAACAATTAGTGTGCCTACTAAAGTTGGTAAAACTTATACACCAAAGAATAAAAAACTATTAACATGGCCATATTGTTTCTTTAATATAAGCAATAATAACGGTACAACTGTAACTTATCACTATGAAGATTTCTCTGGCACTCCTAGCTTTAATCTTGATGGTGTATTCTCTATTGGCTGTAGCTTAAAACTATATCCAACCAATTACAAGAACATGGATACTGTTACAGGAAGTGATCCTGATAATCCATACGATTACGGCATTAACGCTGGTAAATACCCAACAATTTCATGGAGAAGTGATTCATTTACTAACTGGATTACACAGAACGCTGTCAACATGAATGCTGGTACGCTTATGAGTGGTGCTGCAGGCTTTGTTGGAGGTATGAAATTTGGAGGTATTGTCGGTGGTGTAGCAGGAGCTGCACTCTCCACAGCTATGAGTGTTGGTAGAAACATAGCTAAAACAGAGCAAGCATCTGTAATGCCTGATCAGGTTAAAGGAAACCTTAACGCTGGTGATATTAACTATTCTAAGCATAGGAATTCATTTACCGTGTTTGAATTATCTATCAAACCTGAATATGCTGAAATCATTGATAATTACTTCTCAATGTTTGGATATAAGGTAAATGCAATGAAGACACCAAATATTACAGGTCGTACTAACTGGAACTATGTAAAAACTATTGACTGTTACATTGAAGCAAACATTCCACAGGATGATCTAGCAGAAATCAAGGCGATGTTTGATAGAGGTATTACCTTCTGGCACAACCCTGCAACATTTGGAATGTATAATCAAACTAATAGTATAGTGAGTTAAAATATGGTACAAATGATAAAACCTAGAAAGAAGGCAGTAAATAGCGACTTTGAGGATGCAATACTATTGAATTCTCAGACTTATATGG